GAATCAAGTGTGTACATCGTAGATGATAAAAAATCTGAGATAGTATACGGAAGAAAACCTAGAATTTATATGTATAGAATTGTACCATATATGGTACACAGAAGTAAATTCCAAATGCCTAATGATCCTCCACCGGGTTTTGACAAATTAAAATCTCAAGCCGCAAGACAATTTGATTATTTGTACACTGGTATGAACAATGATATTTTAAATTTTGATATTACGCTTGACAACGCATTTTATGAGGCACTTGCTATTGATGTAGGCAATGATAGAAGCGAAGGATCAAAAGGAAGTGGTACAGTTAAAAAAGAAGCACAAGTAGTTATGACAGGTACTGGCGAGGAACGGCCTGCTATCACAGCTTCTGAAATGAAAGAAGTAAATGAAGATTTAGCAGATAGTGCCGGAGCGTTTGATGAAACAACAGCAATTCAAGTTGCTAGACAATTTAACGAAGCTATTGTAAATTCTAGCACAAATTTACTTAGTGTTGATCTTGAGGTTATGGGTGATCCTTACTTCATTACTGACAGTGGTGTAGGAAATTATAACTCTGACGGAACTAACTTTATCAATATTAGTGCAGACAATAGTATAAGTTATCAAGGTAGTGAAGTTGATATTTTAATAAATTTTAGAACACCTATAGATATAGGAGAAGGAGAAGGATATCAATTTGATGGACCTACTATGGGATTAGAATCATTTAGTGGATTATATCAAGTAATAAGTGTTACAAATATTTTCTCCGGAAACGTGTTTACACAACAAATGCGTTGTATTCGTAGAAAGAATTATGAATTATCTAAGTTCAAAGAAGATAAAGACGGAAAGGCCGCAGAAATAGAAGCTAAGAGGAAAAAACTTCTAGCGCAAGATGGACTTACAGAAGAAGAAATAGCATTAATTAAAGCAGATAAGAATTTGGATGGAAAATTATCTGTAAGCGAAGCGGCGGCTCAAAATTTAAGTGTAAGCGATGCGCAAAACTTAGCACAAGGTAAAAAAGGAAAATCTACAGTTCCAGCACAATCGGCAAGAGATGGTGGTAATCCAGGAGGAGCCCAAACATCAGCAGGATCAGGCACAAGCACAACAACTAACCAACAACAGGCAGATAACGCACAAGGCACAAGTACAGGGTCAACAAGTTCTAGCTCATCAGGTTCTTCCACTCAAAAGACAGTGCCAGCTCGAACTGGAGGTGACGGCTCAGCAAAAATAGATAGATACTATAGATACGGAAATAACAATAGATGAGCACAAATATAGATAAAAGATCAGCAGGTGCTAGTAGTAGAGAAATGCCGCCTGGTCCATATGTGGCTAAAGTTATATCACATCTTGACGGTAGAAGATCTGGAGCATTACAAGTACAACTTTTAAAAACGGCAACAGCAGGCGGAGCAGAAAAAGAACTTGGCGAGTTACATACAGTACGTTATTGTATGCCGTTTTACGGAGTTACTGATGTAGGCAGTAATCGTAATGATAATTTTTATTCTAGCTCTCAACAAAGTTATGGTTTTTGGGCAGTACCGCCTGACCCAGGGACTAAAGTGTTGGTTATATTTGCTGAAGGAAAAATAAACCAAGGTTATTGGATTGGTTGTATACAAGATGAATTTATGAACTTTATGACACCTGGAGGATATCCTACAGCAAAAAGTGAATATGTAATTCAAGAAACATTAACAGATGAATTTAAAAACAAACCATTACCTACTGGAGAATATAATAAAGTTTTAAGTGACCGTAAAGGCACTAATCCTGATAAATTTTTAAAGCCACACAATCCGTTAATGGCAACTATACTTTCAGCACAAGGACTTTTAAACGATCCTGTGCGTGGGCTTACAAGTAGTTCTTCTAGAAGAGACATTCCTAGCACAGTCTTTGGTTGGAACACACCAGGACCTTTAGACAAGCGTGACGGATCACCAAAAGGAAAGTACGGGCCAAAATCTGCTCAAGTAGATTATTTTAGAAGTAGATTGGGAGGAAGTGCTTTTGTAATGGATGATGGTGATCCAACAATCCTAAGATCAGGACTTCCACAAGATACAGGATCTAATTATTTTGATATTGAAACCAGTCCAAGTAAATTTAAAGAATCTGATCCAAGACTACTGTTCAACGAACATGTAAAACTTAGGACTAGAACAGGTCATCAGATTCTTTTACATAATTCAGAAGATTTAATTTATATAGGAAATGCCAGAGGTAGTGCTTGGATAGAACTTACAAGTAACGGCAAAATTGACGTATATACAGATGATAGCATAAGTGTTAGATCAGCAAATGATATTAATATGCACAGTGATAGAGATATTAACTTTAGTGCTTCTCGTAATATCAATATAAATGCTGGATTGGACATGAAAACTACTGTTGTTAGGAACAGTGATACCAGAATCGGTGTAGACAGCAAAGTAGATATTGCGGTTAATTATGATGAATTTATAGGAGTCAACAAGAGAGTGTTCATCGGAGCAGATCAAGATCATCAAATTAAAGGCAATGATAGGACTACTATAGACGGTGATTATAATTTACAAGTTGGTATTGATGGACATATTGCTGTCAATGCTAATTTCCATAGCAAAGTATTTGGAGATTATAGACAAACAGTAAACGGAGCATTTAATTTAAACACTACTGGCGATAACAAGCTGACTAGTGGAGCAACCACACAAATTAAAAGTACAACTAATAATAAATTAGACGCTGGAGTTGATACAGAAATACTTTCAGGAACAAACCATTTAGAAACAGCTGGTAATCATATACATATGAATAGTACTATACCCGCAACAGCAAGTGATACTGCTGATTCTATAGGAGATACATTTGTAAACCCTGTATCTAATGCGGCAGTTGACGAATCAGATCAAGTTTTAGATAAGGACGGAACAGCAATTGACGGACTGCGTGTAACAGCAGATGCGCAGAAAGCACTTGTAGCAGAATCTGCTCTATTCCCAAGACGTGTTCCTAGAAGAGAACCTTGGGCAGAACATGAAAATTTAAATCCTTCAGCACATTTTCCTAGTTTAACTGAAGCTATAGGAGCACCTCCAGAGGCAGTAAGAAATGTTCCTGTCCTAATAAACAGTGAAAAAGATCAACCACAAGTTACTGATACATCTGGTCCTGTAATTGCTAATAGTCCAGCAGGCAAAGATAATCCACAAGTAGTAGTACCTGGACAAACTGGTCCTTCAGAAGGCAATCAACCAGCACATCCTGTTGAAGTAGACAACATGAAGAGATATTTTTTAAGCGAACTAATGTCAGCACTAGGACTTAAAATTAAAGATCCTGACGGTACTCCTATTAATGCTCATGCTATAGCTATGGCAATGGCACAAGTTGAAGCAGAATGCGGATTCAAACCTAGAACAGAAAGTATGAATTATACAGCCTCAAGACTTAGAGCAGTATTTCCGAGCAGAGTGAAATCTGCACAGTTTGCTAATGATCTTGTTGCGGCAGGACAAGCGGCTATAGGTAATACACTATATGGCGGGCGTTACGGCAATGCTCAAGACGAAGGGTACAAATATAGAGGTAGAGGATTAATTCAAATCACATTTAAAGCAAACTATGAGAAATACGGCGGATTAGCTGGAGTGGATATTGTAAACAATCCTGAAATGGCAAATGATCCAGAAGTAGCAACAAAAGTAGCAGTAGCATATTTAAAAAGTAAAAGTATTCCTTGGGATTCACAATCTTTTAGTCAGTTAGGAGAAGCATTTAGAAAAGCAGTTGGTTATGCTAATCAAGGTGGAGCTGAGACATTTAAGAGAGTGGGTATAGGTAAGGGATTCTACTCTAAACTTATTAACGATGAACTTACACCATTAGCAAGTCTTACTACAGTAGAATATCCTGGCACAGGAGAAACAACGGTACAGTAACATGCATAAATTTGTAGTAATGAAAAATAATGAACTATTGATGTACACAAAGTATGAAGATATTCCTTTGGATTTTGATCACGTAATAGAATTCATGCCTGGCATTCCACCTGAACCTCATACTGAGGAAGAACACGAAGAAATAGAACAATGGAATTCAAAATTACAAAGATTAATGGAGATTGAACGTGCCCGCAGTATGTAGAGGTGATAGCGTAGATTCTGATACACCACACTGTTCTACACCAAAAAGGGATCAGTGTAGCGGAGATGTATTTGTTGACGGTACAGGAATATCTCGTCAAGGCGATAATAACACTTCACATAAATTACCACCAGCACCTTGCCCAAGTCACGCGGCACCGATTACTACAGGAAGTACAACAGTATTTGTAAACGGTAAAGGATGCGGCCGTGTAGGCGATGCTATCACAGGTTGTACTAGTGTAGCAACAGGGTTTGAAAGAGTTTTTGCTGGCGGATAATATAAGGTAAATATTAATATGGTAGACTTGTATAAAGAGATAAAAATAAAAACAGCAAAAACTCCGCAACCTCCTGTACGCCAAAAAGCATACAGAGGATTTAGCACCGTCAATCCTGAAAATAATACTTTTCAAGCATATGATCTTAGTTTAATCAAACAAGATTTAATTAATCACTTTAATATTCGGCAAGGTGAAAAATTAAGTGATCCTACATTTGGATGTATTATATGGGACGCTCTTTTTGAACCTCTTACAGAGGAACTTAAACAAGCCATAACAGAAAACGTAACTGCTATAGTAAATTTTGATCCTAGAACTTCTGCTTCAGAAATACAAGTAAGTGAATACGAAGCAGGACTTCAAATTGAATGTACAATAACGTATCTTCAATATAATATTAGTGAACAACTTAGAATAGACTTTGACAAAGACCTAGGACTTGTGTAACGAAATTAAACACTACTATTATTCAAAAGAATAAATACTGTAAAGCAATTTTGGAGAACATCCTATGTCGTCAACTGATAGACAAAATAGATTATTACTAGCAGAAGACTGGAAAAAAGTATACCAGAGCTATAGAAACGCAGAGTTTAAATCTTATGATTTTGATAGCCTTAGAAGGGCTATGATAAATTATTTGCGTACAAATTATCCAGAAGATTTTAACGACTATATTGACACTTCAGAATATCTTGCTTTGATAGATATGATTGCTTTCTTAGGGCAGAATATTTCGTATCGTGTAGATTTAAATGCTAGAGAAAACTTTCTAGAATTAGCAGAACGTAGAGAGAGTGTGCTTCGTCTAGCTAGGACACTATCTTATAATGCTAAACGTAATCAGCCTGCTAACGGACTTTTAAAATTTGAAACTATTAGTACTACTGAATCAATCATAGATAGTAATGGATTTAATTTAGCAGATCAAACAATTATCTGGAATGATCCTAGTAACACTAATTGGGTAGAACAATTCAAAAGAGTGCTTAATGCTTCTCTTCCAGCAAATAACACAATAGGTAGGCCTGCTAAAACAGCAACTATTAATAGTGTGCTTACACAACAATACAGATTTAATGCTAGGACAGATGACGTTCCTGTATTTGGATTTAATAAAGCAGTCAACGGATTACCTACACAATTTGAAATAGTAAGCACAGATATTGATTTAGATATCAACAAAATCGCAGAAGAAAATCCTGTGCCTGGAAACACAATGGCTTTTCTTTATAGAGAAGACGGACGTGGCAATGGTAGCTCTAACACTGGGTACTTTGCCCACTTTAGACAAGGACTTTTATCAAGTTCACAATTTACTATAGCAAATCCTGTAGCAAATCAGAGAATTGCTATTGAAACAGAAAATATTAATGATTCTGATGTTTGGTTGTACGGCTTACAAACAGGAGGAGTTGAAGAAACTCTTTGGACTAAAGTTGCTTCTACAGAAGGCAACAATGTAATTTACAATAATCTAGCAAAAGGTATAAGAAACTTTTATGTTGTTCAAACAAGACAAAATGACGAAATAAGTTTAGTATTTGCTGACGGAACTTTTGGTAACATTCCAGCAGGTGGCTTTAGAATTTATTATAGAACAAGTGCTAATAGATCAATGAGAATTAAACCTGAAGAACTTACAAATATTACATTTAATTTAGATTATATTAGTAGACAAGGAACTTTAGAAACACTTACTATTGGTTGCGAATTAAAAGAACAAGTTACAAATGCTAGTACTTCTGAAAGCACAGCATCTATAAGACAAAATGCCCCGCAAACATATTATACACAAAATAGAATGGTAACTGGCGAAGATTATAATATTGTTCCTTTAACAACTAATCAGGAAATAATAAAAGTTAAATCAATTAATAGAACTACAAGTGGTATTAGTCGTTATTTTGATTTAAGAGATGTAACCGGAAAATATTCTAGCACAAATCTATATGGTAGTGACGGCGTAGTGTACGGAGAATCATTTACAAACAAAGCAAGTTTTTCTTTTGCCACACAAACAGATATTGAAGGACAAATTGAAAATTTAATTTTACCTATAATTGGAAAAAGAGCAACAAGTAATTTTTACTTTAATAATTTTGCGAAAATTATTGTTAGTGACTTGAACGCTACTTTTGTTCAGTCAACTTCAGCTACAAATAATAGTACAGGGTATCTACAAAACACAAATCAAGTGCCATTTGAAACAGGCATATTTACAACTGGTTCTTTGAAATATTTAGAACCAAATGCGCTATTGAAGTTTAAACCTCCAGCAGGATTTTTCTACATCGGAGATGGCAAGTTGACTGCTGATGCTAAAGCAAAAGGCGCTAGGTCTTATATGTGGGTTAAGGTAATAAGTGTACAAGGAGCAGGTACAACACCAGATAGTGTTACAGGACAAGGACCTATTTTGTTTAATGATATTGTACCTAATGGTAGTTTGTTAGAAGAAGTAAAACCAAAACTTGTAAAAGATATTACAGCAGATGTAAGACAACAAATTATTGATCAAGTTTTTGCTTACAAAACATTTGGTATTAGATATGATCAAAATACTAGACAGTGGCGTATTATTATTAATGAAAACTTAAACATTTATGATGAATTTAGTAATGGTAAGACCGGTGATGTAACAAACAATCAACTAGATGCTAGTTGGATTTTACTTTTTCAAACTGACGGAGAAAAGTACACAGTAACTTCTAGAGGCCGTAGATATATTTTTGAAAGTGATAGCGAACTAAATTTTTATTTTGATGGTGAAAATAAAATTTACGATAGTACAACAGGGCAACTTGTTAAAGACAAAATTAGTGTTTTGAACTTTAACACACAACCAGATAGCTTAGATGCATTCACTGCTGACATTGATTGGGAAATTACAAGTGCTTTTAAAAACGAAGACGGATATATTAATAGTAAAAAAGTAGAAGTTAGTTTTTATGATCTAAATGATGATGGCAGTGTTGATGATCCAGATATTTTTGATGTGATTGTGGAACCTCTAGTCAATCCTGATAATAAATTTATTTTCCTAAAGAAAACATCAGATAGTGAAGGTTTTAATAATTTTAATTATTACAACAAAGGATCAGATATATCAATTGTAAACACAGAAACTGAAGTTGGTGCTTATAGTCAATATGAAAATGGAAAAGTTTTTTATGTAAAAAGTAATGGAACATTTAAAATGCTTCAAAACAATATTTTAGTACTGACCAGTGATTACAAAGCATATGTTGGTAGAGACAATTTAAAGTTCCACTATGTACATAGTGCTGATGAAAGCAACAGAATTGATGCTAGTGCTAGTAATATTATAGATACATATTTGCTCACAAAAGCATATGATATAGACTTTAGAAAATTTTTAGCAGGAAGTATAGAAACAAGGCCTTTACCTCCTAGTGCTGATGAGTTATTTCAAAACTTTGGCGGCAATATAAATCAGTACAAATCTATTAGTGATGAAGTAATTTATCATCCAGTGTTGTATAAACCTTTGTTTGGAAAAAACGCTCAAGAAAATTTACAAGCAAAATTCAAAATTGTAAAAAACACCGGAGAAGTAATTAATGACAATGATTTAAAAGTGCGTGTTGTTAATTCTATAAACAGATTCTTTGGATTACAAAATTGGGACTTTGGTGATACTTTCCATTTTTCAGAACTTGTTACATTTGTAATGAATGAAACAGCACCTGATATTGTAAACCTATTACTTGTTCCAGTCCAGGGTACACAAGCATTTGGAAGTTTATATGAAATACGAGCAGAAAATGATGAAATATTTATTAGTGATGCTACTGTAGATGATTTAGAAATAATTGATGCTATAACAGCGTCTAGACTTCAAGCATCAGGAAATGTCATTACTACTACAACTACAAATAGATCAGGCATTCAAAGTCAAAACCTAAATACAAGTACAACAGCAACCACTACAGCAACTACAACGACAACAACTACTACAACAACTACTACTTCTAGTAGTGGAAGTAGTGGAAGTTCAGGATCAGGTGGATCGGGTGGATCAGGTTCAGGCGGCGGAGGCGGTAGCTCCGGCGGCGGTGGAGGATATAGCGGCGGCGGAGGAAGCTCCGGCGGCGGTGGAGGATATAGTTACTAATGGCTCAAGATGAACAAGGCATTCCAGTCGGAGATGACGAAGTAAACAGACGTTCAGCTGATTTTCTTCCTAGATATTTTAGATCTGTTGCTAACAAAAAGTTTCTAAGTAGCACTATAGATCAAATGCTACAACCTGGCGTTGTAGAAAAGGTTGATGGATTTATAGGAAGAAAAGACAGTAAAGCATATAAAAGTAGTGATGCGTATGTCCGAGATGTAACTACTGATAGAGAAAACTATCAGTTGGAACCTGCCGCAGTGGTAGAAGATAATATCGGAAATGTGCTATTACACAGAGATTATAGAGATTACATGAATAGTACAAGTATTAGAAATGCTAATACTAAAAATCATGACATTACAAACAGACAGGAATATTACGCTTGGGATCCACATATTAATTGGGATAAGTTTGTAAACTTCAGAGAATACTATTGGTTGCCAAATGGACCAGAAAGTATTCCGGTATATGGTAATTTCCGTGAAGTAAAAAGTACAATAAATGTTTCGTATATTGATAATGTAGATAATTTTGCCTATAACTTTAATCCTGATAATCCAAATAGTAATACAACACTTACATTGTATAAAGGACAAACATATATCTTTGACATTAATACACCTAATATGCCTTTTACAATTAGAACAGCAAAAGATCTTGAAGAAAGCAGTTTATACAATACAGGAGTAAGTGCCCAAAAAGTAGATAGTGGAAAAATAGAATTTAAAATTTCATTAGAAGCTCCTGGGTATTTGTATTATGTGAATGAAAATGATATTGAAGCATCTGGGCTTATTATTATAAAAGATATAAGAGACAATACAGAAATAGATGTATCAGATACTATTGTTGGCAAGCAAACATATACTATGCAGAATGGATATGATTTATCTAATGGTATGAAAGTTAAATTTTATGGAAAAGTTACTCCTGAAAAGTATGCTACAGGTAGTTGGTATGTAGAAGGTGTTGGAGATTCCATAACACTTGTTTCAGAACAAGATGTAATATTAACAGCAGATTATTTGCTAGATGATGCTACAGAATTTGACGAAGCAGGATTTGGTAACCTGCCGTTTGATAATGCTACGTCATATGCGAATGAAAAAGATTATATTTGTATTAATAAATCTTCACCAGATAAAAATCAGTGGGCTAGATATAATAGATGGACTCACAAAGAAGTTATAGAAATTACAGCTGAAATTAATGAAATTCCTGCTGTACTAGATCAAAACTTTAGAGCTGTAAGACCTATCATCGAATTTGAAGCAGGACTAAAACTTTATAATAATGGTAGTTTTGCTAAAACAGCAGTTGACCTAGTTGATACACTTACTACAGACGTGTTTAGTAATATCGAAGGTCAAGCTGGTTATTTCGTCGACGGTACAGAACTTGTCACAGGAATGAGGGTTTTATTTACAGCAGATCCAGATAGTTTTGTAGCAGGTAAAATTTATGAAGTAAAGTTTATAACACAAAATGGAAATAGACAAATTACTCTTGCTGAAACTGAGGATACAACCCCGTTAGAAAACGAAACTGTTTTTGTAAAGGCAGGAACTAATTTTAAAGGTAAACTATTTTGGTATGATGGTACAGCTTGGAAGCAATCACAAGATAAAACAGGTTTAAATCAACAACCTTTATTTGATATGTATAATGGTGCTGATGCTAGTTTTAGTAGTTTAGATGGAAGTAATTTTGTAGGAAATAAGTTATTCAGTTATAAACAAGGAATAGGTACAAATGATACCGAATTAAATTTTCCGCTTTCCTATAGAACAATTGAAAACAGCGGAGATATTGTTTTTGAATTTAATATGCTGTCTGATTCATTCACATATGATGATATAGCAAATGTAATTACTGTAAGCACAGATACAGGCTATCTAAGAAAATACAGAAACAGAACAGAATACACAAGCCTTACAAGTTGGACAAAAGCAAAATCAAAATCTACGCAGTGGGTAGTAAAACAACCAGAAGTAGGTCCTAGAACAAATAATTTTATTATTGATTGGTATACAAAAAGTGCTGAAATTTCAGATTTAAAAATTAAAGTATACGTAGATAGTGTAAGGAATTATGATTATACCATAACTAATAACTTAGGATATTCTTATGTTACTTTTCCAAATGATTTGACAGACGGTGCAAAGTTAGTAATTAAGACTCATACTAAAGTACAACAAAACGGATTAGGATATTATGAATTTCCTACTAACTTTGAAAAAAATCCACAAAATGAAAATGTTGAATTATTTACATTAGGTGAAGTTTTAGATCATGTTGAAAGCATTGTTGATTCAAACGAAAACTTTGTCGGCGTATATCCAGGTAAAGGCAATTTAAGAGACTTAGGACAACTAGCAAAATTTGGTTTAAAATTTGTAAAACATAGTGGACCAATCAATCTTGCCCTTTTTAATCTCACACAAAAAGATTACGACGCAATAAAAGCAATAAAAAGTGCCGGAATAGAATACGGAAAGTTCAAAAGAGAATTTATAAGGATAGCAAGTGAATTAGGTTTTGACGGAGATATTAAAATACACGTTGATAAGGTTTTAGCATTACTAAATGATGGAAAAACTAACACAGACCCGTTTTACTTTAGTGACATGTTGCCACATGGTGGCGATAGCAGAACAGTACATGTGATTGATGATAGTTCAGAAACAATTTTTAGTTTAACAAGAGGGATAGATTTTACTACTCTTGGAAAAACTGCTGTATTAGCATATTTTAATGGAGTCCAGCTTACTAAAGATTTAGATTATACCATTACAACAAACGGATTTTTAGAATTAATTATTCCTGTAAAAGCACAAGATGTGCTTGAAGTTTATGAATATGAAAGCACCGATGGTTGTTGGATTCCTCCTACTCCTACTAAATTAGGATTATATCCAAAGTACGAACCAAATATATATCTTGATGACACTTACATTGGGGTCACCCCAGAAAGTAATGGACCTTTTAAAATTTACGGCAGAGATGAAACAACAACTAAACCATATAAAAATAAAATAGGTTGGTTTTATCCTTTATATACTACAGAACAAGATGCTGAAGCCGCCGATAAAGCGAATGGCGGAAGCGGTAATGCTCATACGCATTTGTTTGCGGGATATAATAAACTTTTCTATATGCCAAACAGTAGTATGAGTCATGCGGCGCCAGATGATAACTTTTATGATGAATGGCCTACAGCAAAACCAATGATTCAAGGACACGATGGTTCTAAATTTAGATGTTTCGGTGACTATAGAGATATTTTACTATTAGATGTTGAAAAAAGAATTTATAACAATTTAAAACAACCATACGATGAAAATATACTTGACATAGCAGATTTTATATCTACAAAAGCAAGAAATACAGATATTACTAGGGCACAATTATCCTCTGTAATGATTTCTGATTTCTCAACTTGGTTAGAAACAGTTGGCAATCCAGATTATACAAACAATGAATATTTTAGTAGAGTAGATGGCTTTACATTTAACTATAGTCAATTCGCTGATATAGATACAACTCCTTTACAAGGATCTTGGCGGGCAGTATATAAAGACATTTATAATACCGATAGACCACATAGTCATCCTTGGGAGGTGTTAGGACTAACTGTAAAACCTACATGGTGGGAAGAAGTATACGGAACTGCCCCATATACAAGTAATAACTTGTTATTATGGGAAGACCTAGCAAAAGGTATTGTGCGGGAACCTAAACAAAAAATTGTATATAGAAATAAATTTGCTAATCCTAATATCTTAAAAAGAATACCAGTAGATGATCAAGGATATTTATTGACTCCTTCTAATGCTGGTGTTGCGAATTTTGGAATAGATTCTACTTATGATGATCCTTGGATTTTTGGTGACGAAGGACCTGTAGAAACTGCTTGGAGACGTAGTTCAAATTATCCATTTAGTTTAATGAGTGCTTGGGCTTTATATCAGCCAGCACAATTTTTTGGAATAGCTTTTGATAGAAGTAGAATTGCTAGAGATAACGCAGGACATCTTGTTTATACTCCTACGTCAAAGCAAATTGAACTTGATCGTTTGCTATTTCCTAATAGTGCCGAAGACAGTAATAGAATTTTCACTGCTGGTATTGTAAACTATATTCAGGGATATTTGAACCAAAATAAGAGTGTTAAATTTTTACAATATCAAAAAGAATTAAAATCTTTACAAAATAAAATTAGTACTAAATTAGGTGGATTTACACAAAAGTCTAAATTTAGACTTATACTAGATAGTAGAACTCCAACTAATGAAGGGAATGTTTTTATTCCAACTGAAAACTATAAAGTACATCTAGTAAAAAGTGTGCCCTTAGATGTTTTTAGTTATAGTGGTATAATTGTTGAAGTACAGCCACAAGGCTATGTCATAAAAGGATATGACAGAGAAACACCAGTGTTCAAGACATATCGTCCAATTAGAAAAAATTCTGATAATTTAATTACAATTGGCGGTACAAGTGAAACGTTTATTACTTGGGACTCTGGAAAGTTTTACGAAGTAGGACAGATTGTAGAAATAAATGACAATTACTATAGAGTAAAAATTGGCCACACAAGCGAAGCCGCCTTCCAAGAAGAAAACTTTCAAAAATTAGCAGAGCTTCCTTTAGAAGGAGGAGCTCAAGCATTTTTTAGTAAAAATTGGGACCGTAGTGAAATTGTTGAAGTTCCATACGGACAATTATATCGTAGCAAGCAAGAAGTTGTTGATATGATTCTAGGATATGAACAATATCTTACAAAAGTCGGTTTTAAATTTGAAACATTTAACAAAGATTTAAATGAAGTAGAAAACTGGACATTGTCAGCAAAAGAATTTTTATTCTGGACAACACAAAACTGGGAAGCAGGTACATTAATTAGTTTGAGTCCTAGTGCTAGAGAAATAAGATTCAACAAACAATATACTGTTGTAGATGATATCTATGATAATTTTTATGCTTATAGTCTACTTGGCACAGACGGAAAAAGATTGTTAGCAGACTTTGCTACTACAGAGCGTACAAATACAAACGACTTTGGTTTATTTGTAAAAAATACCGATGATGGTATTTTTAATTTGAAAATTCCTGTAGTACAACACGAACATGTAATTATATTAGACAATAGAACAGTATTCAATGATGTTATTTACAATAGACCACAAGGCTATAGACAAGAAAGAATAAAAGTAAAAGGCTATAGATCGGATGGATGGAACGGTTCATACAACATTCCAGGATTTATATACGACGATGCTAAAATAACAGAATGGACACCGTACCAAGATTATGCTATAGGTAGTATTGTCAAGTATAAACAGTTCTTTTATATTGCTAAAAGAAATCTAACAGGCACTGAAACGTTTATATCTAATAATTTTGTTCAGATGTCAGACCAGCCGGAACAAGGATTACTTCCTAATTGGGATTATAAAGCAAAACAATTTTTAGATTTTTATGATTTAGATAGTGACAACTTTGATATAGAACAGCAAAGACTAGCACAACATTTAATAGGTTTTCAAAATAGAACATATTTAGAAAATATTATAAACGACGATATATCACAGTTTAAATTTTTCCAGGGCGCAATACAAGACAAAGGTACAAAAAATGTCCTTACAAAATTGTTTGACAAACTAGGAAGTGCTAGTAAAGATAGTTTAGAATTTTATGAAGAATGGGCAATACGTGTAGGACGATACGGAGCAACTACCGGTGATGACCAATTTGATGTTCCACTTGATGAGGAAAGATTTAGATTAAGTCCGCAACCAATTGAATTAGTAGAAGCTATAGATCCAAGAGACACTACACTTGTTTACAAACTATTAAGATCAGATGTTATAGCAAAGTCTAGGGATTATGATCATAAACCTCTTCCAACCAAATACTTTAATGAAGATAACAGTTATGTGCCTACAGCAGGATATGTTAATCTTGAAGATATAAATTTATCTTTACTTGATTATGATAGCATTATTACAAAAGATTTATCTGAAATACCTACTAATAGTTATACTTGGGTAGCAAGCGAAAAGAACCAACAGACTTGGGGCGTTTACAAACATGTAAATGAAAACACTCAAATCCAAAATGTAGGTAAAGCAGACGGAACAACTTTTACTATTACACTTAATAAAGTTCCTAGTATTAAAGTTGCTGACATTATTGGAGTCAATAGTATAGAGGAAACAATTGATGGTTTTTACAAAGTAAAAGATGTTACTTTGAATACAGTTACTCTTGAAGCAGAGGGAGATAACTGGGAGCCAATTGAAGATACAAAAGGATACGTATCAATACTCCAGAATGTAAGAGTCGCAAAAACAGTTGATGTAAACGGAACTATTAGAAATGAAAAAGATTTTGCCTTAGGTGGATCAACAGCAATAAATGACATTGTATGGATTGACGACGATGATACAGGAAAATGGCTTGTCCTAAAAAATAGACAAGTATATGATTTGAAGTCAGATATCAAAAATCCATTAGCAGGAATACTAGATAGTACAGAAAAAGATTTTGGTGCCCACTTTGATATTTCTGAGGATAATAATGTTATTGCTGTAAGTGCTCCTAAAGATCTAAATGGTTCAATTTATGTGTATAATAGGCCTAGTGATAATACAGACTTTGGCTATACACAAACTATCACAGAGTTTACTCAATTATATGATAGTGGAGGAGGCTTTGGATCAAGTGTTGCTGTATCTCCAGATAAAAAATACCTTGCAGTTGGAAGCCCATTTGCGTCAAATTCTAAATCTTTATTTAAAGGTGATTATGATAGTAGACAAGTATATGTAGCAAATGATATTGTACAACATGATGCTCAATTATGGAGAGCTAAAAGAGAAATAGAAGGTGATTCTATTGTAACTTTCAATGCTGTCGCATCAAATCAACAAAGTATTAGCAATGATTATGATGCTGGGTCAAATAGTTATCCTGAAATCAAATTTATTGTCAGGGGTGATTATGTACTAGGAACAACTGCGTCTACAGATCACATTCTAATAAGAGCAGAAGAAGATCAATATGATGGAACAAAAGTAGGCGATAGGCTTATTCTAAAATGGAATAGATACACAAACGCTACAAGAGGAGGCATAGATCCGTTCAATAGCGATCCTGTCTTGAATGAAGCATTTTTAAACGGAGAACATCCTATTGTTGCTAAAGTAGATGCTGTTTTATATATTGAAAGTACATTGTTTGTACCAAACGTTGGTTCTGAAGTCACTACACCAACTGGTAGAGCAACAGTTGCGTATACAAAATTAAGTGATACAAACCAAATGAATGTTTATCTAAGTGATGTAAACGGTTCTGTTGGAGCAACAGGTACACTAACACAAAATGGAATAGATATTG